AAAAACTCCGTTGAGCATGCAGCTTAACCATAAATGACTTTGCGTGCAAACTCGATTACCTCTTTGTTACGCTCATCGCGGGAGCACCTAGTAGGACTGTCAAGCATCAACCTATTAAATAGATTATTTCGGTTGAAGTTGGGACGTTCGAGAACGTATTGCTTCCAAACAGTTCTATTAGTTACGTTGGGGTGGTGTGTTAGTAAAATTCTCTTATCATTGACAGGAGTATCATATCTTTGGGGGTTGAGCATACCATTACCAGCGGCTAACCATTTTGTAAAACCTTTCTCGTGTTTTAGTTCATGCTCGAGATGTGGTAAAGATAAATCATCATGATCAACAAAGAGATCAGGATAATTTCTAGTTAACCAACTCTTACCTTCTCCACTGGGAATACAAATTGCATAACGGGACTCTCTAATTCTTCCATCATCTTTAACAGGTCCTTTGATTGTTTTTAAAAGAAAAGCAAGTGGTCCTAAAGTTAAACTCAAAGCAAGTCTTGAGAGAGTTGGGGTGTCCTTATTAGCAATTTCTTGCATGAATCCTTCAGCACTCTTGGCGCTTCCCAAAGCTCCAATTGTAACGAGGAACCAAAGATGGTAGTCCGTGTACGTTTTTGGTAAAAATTGTTTCCCAACATTTTGAAGAGCCACAATTATTTTATTCCTCAATTGACTAAAATACTTTTCACCATAGAAATATGCGAATCTCAGAGCATCATTACAATTGTCAAACAGTAGTTCATCTTGGTCGGGAGCAACTCTAGTCCAATTAAGTAATTCCAGAATCGTAGCTTGCTTCATATGTGGAACTTTTATTAAAGAAATAGTTTCGTGATCATGAAAGGATTGTTTTAAAAAGGTGCACTCATCCAATTTCTTATATTTTGTTACACCAGATTTTTCTTCGTTAGTATAAATGATATTGAATTCGGACAAATATTCTGAAATAGTTTCTTGATTGTACCACTCAATAACCTCGGGCTTGATTGCTAAAATATTATCATCACCATAAATAGCACACCTAACATTTGCTTGAAAACTAGCCATATTATAATATTCCATTTTGTTCAATCTTGACGTCAAACCAAGCCATGCTAATGCCATATATCTCTTATTAACACGAGAATTTAAGATTACTGTTATGGGATTTCCTGATTTATTACCAATATGAGTCATGTAAAATTCGTCTCGTGCTAAATGTACAGTGTGTATAAGTTCATCAAAAAGAATTTTTCTAACATTTTTGTCCTCTCCAGTACAACCTCCATATTGTTCATAGAAAAAATCAATATCTTCTCGCACATCATCAATTATATCTGCCGGCATGGAACCATCAAATCTAGAGAAGTCCCCTGCTACACAAATTGGTGAAAATTCTTTTAACCAATAGTACAGCGTGGTCCATTCTATAGACTGTGGATCCATTCCAACTTTACAATCCATGAAATCACGTGAGTTTTTAACAGCCACACAGAAGTCAAGTGTATATTTTCTCATTAATAAGGAAAAGTCAACCGGAGGTATTGTAAAAACACGAGTAGAACCTTTGACTATTTTATCCAGTGGTCGTCGTTCATCCTTAAGACAATCTACCCAAATACTTTCTATTCTCTCACCAAGTTTGGCTTTTTCCTCACGAAAATCAAAAGCTTTCTTTAAATCATAAATCATATTACCATCGTCTTCAAAAAGATAAGATTTTCCAGAAACACCTCGAGGTCTAGT